ATACTGCTATGCTCCAAGGAATCATATAAGCTATCGTAAATACGACGCAATAAAACAGAAGTGTCGTTATCCATATTGGCAACAACCCACTTCCGAACCTCAGAGAAGTTTTTTTGTTTGAGATTTTTAATGAGATCATTTACAGCAACGTCTGAGAATGCAGCAAGTATGCCACTATCTATTTTACCACTAACTGCATATCTTTGACACTCATTAAGAACTCTTCTCCAATCTGGAAAATGTTTATTAATGAGTTCTGCAAGAACTTTCTTATCTGCTTCTACTTTTTCTTCTTCTAGAATAGAATTTAATCTTGCGAAGAATTGTGCGGCTATTGTTGGTTTGTCTTTTTTATTAACTGAGAAATCAACAACAGAACACCTACTATGTAAAGGGTCGATAATTTTGTTTTTGTAATTACAGGTAAAGATAAACCTGCAGTTTCTGGAGAACTCCTCAATAGACGCTCTGAGAAGGAGCTGTACATCGGAAGTGGTATTGTCTGCTTCATCAATGATGATGACTTTATGTTTTGAGTCACTTGTAAGAGAGACTGTAGATGCGAAATTCTTTGCATTGTTTCTAACTGTGTCTAAAAATCTTCCTTCATCAGATCCATTGATGACATAACAATCTACACCTAATTCATGGCATAATGCTTTTGCAACTGTAGTTTTTCCACAACCTGCAGGACCTGACAATAAGAGATTAGGAATCTCTCCTTGTTTAAGAAACTGCAAAAAGGTATCTTTGATACCTTGTGGTAGAATACAATCTTCAATCTTTTGGGGTCTGTATTTTTCAACCCATATAAAATCACTCATAATAAAATTGCAACTTTGCTAATTGCTATGCTCATCAAAAATGCTAACATAATTGCAACATCCCACTGTTTGTTTTGAACATAAAAAGGAATGCAAATAATATCAGCAATAATATGCATTATCGCACCATAAAAGGTCGATACATGTAGTATAACAAAATACGCACAAATAATCAACACTGAACCTGTGATTCTTCCTGCGACTAATAAATTCATTTAAAACCTTTAGATTGTTTCTTCGATTTTGGTTTGTCAATAACATGGACAACTGTTCCTTCAAACCAAGGTGAATGACAATTATTCCACCAATATTCTTGAACCTCATCCCAAGATTCTACCACAAAACTTTTATTAGGGCAAACTATCTTGTAATGATGACGATCATAAGGTATATCAGAAGTCTGAGAAAAATATCTTGGGTCTTCTTTAGCTATCAATTCCATTTTCTTTTGCCCTCCATTCTTTTCTCATTTTAACATAAACATCGCTTTTTGCAACAATGTCACGAACTTTTTTAAATGTTCTTGCAGCTTCAGCATACTTGCTTGTTTCATGATCTGCTTCTTGAGGTAATACTTCTTTAGTTCCTTTCTTGTATTTTCGACCAGAGTTGTGATTTGCATATCTTCTGGCACGAGTAAATCCCATTTCAAGAAACTTACGACACATATCCATACCGATGAAGTCTCCTTCATCACGGTAATCAAGATACATTCCAAAAATACGATTGGAAGATATTATTGCTTCTCTAGGAGTTTTGAATCTCCAATGATTACAAATAATGTTAGTATAAGGGCGAACCAATAAAACTCCTTGCTCTCCCCTTCCAATACGATAAAGTTGGCGAGTTTCCGTGTCTGTAAAGTCAAGAGTCTTATAAGGGAGGTCATAATTAAACTCCTTCATCTTCTTGCTTTTCTTTCTTTTTTTGCTCATCAATAGCATCATCTAATCGATCAAACATATCATCTATGTTGATAAGATTCTCAATTTGTGAGACCATAGCACCTATCTCTCTAATGAGGTAGGGTCTCTCTGATCTTGCAGCAAATGCAAGTGCTTCCCGAAGATTATCTTCAGCACTCTTCAGACTCTCTTCAACTTGTTTAGATAATGCCATTAATCTTTTTTGTGTGCTTGTCTATGTCCTTCTACTATAGCATCAACTATAATTTTTTTCAACTCTCTTGATTTCTTTTTACCAAGACCTGCCCTTGTGTCAATTTTTACCTTGACCCAATAGAGTCCAATAATAATAGCAAGAAAGGGGACAGCATCTTTCCACTCAATAGTATTGTATGCGTTAGCAAGATCACCAACAACTGCAAACATAATTAACCTCAATCAATTTGACATCCTGTAATTGCACCCGAAACAATACCGAGTGGTATTGACCACACCATTGCATCAGGATCGGATATTCCTGCTGCTACACCACCACCTAGGATACCACCTAGGAATGCAGCGTCTTCGTTGCACTCATCTGGTGCATTGTCTTCTCTATATGTAGGAGGAGCAGAATACCTGCTCCATCCACAAGGCACTTCAACTGTAGTGCGATAAACATCAACGTAACCAGGACTATCTGCTGTGCCAGGTCTATAAACCTCTTTATACTTCTTCTCATAACATTTACGAGAAGACCTCCACCCACCAGACCATCCTCTATATTCATAGTTGTCGTCTGTATATTCACGCTGACCAGTAGTAGGATTAATATATCCATTGTGATGAGCGAATGCAGGGGTGGCAGCAAATAGTGCGACTGCAGTTACGATTGATTTCATTAGTCCTCTTCAGCGAGTTTTGCAAAGTAGGATAGATCTACATCATCATCCTTCTGTAATGATTCTACCTTATTTCCAAACCCTGTGCGTAAATCAGGGACACTTTGTGAAGTGTCTTCCTCTTCAAATGTTTCTGGGTCTGGTCTCTTAGGTGTTACCTTCAAGACTGAGTTGAGACGTGTCTCTAACTCTTCGTAGGTTTTAAACTGTGCTTGTGATGTAAAGTCTTTAAGACTATAGCATTGTTTCCAAGTTGCTTCCAACTCAGCGTCAGTTTTACCTGCTAGGGTAGATGGGTTTGCAAAACCACTCTTATCATAATTCCAAAATCCTGCAACCTTACAGATCTTTAATCTAAAGTCTGCACCATTCCATAGATCGAATGGATTGATTGCCTGCTCATCCTCAAACTCTGGTTGAGCAGCAGCAACGATCTTGTCATGAATCTTTTTACCATACTTATAAAGGAAAACTTTTCCTTCATTCTCTGGATTCATTTCATCTTTAACGACATAGATGTTACTGTAGTAGGAGAGTTTTCTCTTCTGCTTCCTTGCAATTTCTTTGTCTGAATCCTTGCCACTATTCCACAACTCTCTGTTGAGGTCAGACACAGGATCTTTCTGTCCTAAAGTCGTTAGACTATTTTCAATATACCATCCACCAGGACCTTGGAAGGCATGACTCCATACTTGTGCCCATGGTAACTCTTCACCTTCTGGCTCTGGTAGGAATCTAATAACAGCATACCCATTACCGCTCTTATCTAGAGACGGTTTCCATAGACGCTCATCAACTTGAGCACTGCCTGCAGGTTTCTGTAGTTTTTCTATTTCCTTTGTAAGTTTTGCAAAGGAAGATCCTGAGGCTTTCTTGAGTGATGCAAATGACATCTTGTATTTCTCCGTATTTGTATTTGGCATTAGTGCCACCATTTATGGTGACATACTATTTATAATTTGTCAAGGGATTGTGTCTTATTTTTAATGATAATATCAGTGCCATTGTGTGTGAATACTAACTCATCATCTGGATCCCAAAGCAACTCTTCCATGACGTCATTCAGACGCTTCATGTCTTCCCAAAGTTGCTCGTTATTCGGCATTATTCATCTCCTTTTTCCATCCTAAAAGTTTGTCTTCCATAACTTGTAGGACTGACATGAGATCCATACCACCTGTTGTTTTGAATGAGAGTGTGTCAACTCTATCTTTAATATATTCTACTGCGTCATCACTATCATCTTCATGTGATGCGAGTGCTAGTCGTGCATAAAATACTTTTTGTTTAGCAATCAACTCTAGTGTCTTGTCAATATGCTCTACTCTTTTCTTTATATCATACTCTGCAAATCCTGCAGACATCTTGAGTAACTCTGTGTATGTAGTCTGTATATCTTCTAGTGATTCTCTGACTACATCACTCTTAAAAAAATCTTTTGATTCTTCTGTCATAATGGTAAGACTCCTCTACTAGTCCTTTTAACATAATTTAATTGTTGTGCGTCCCACTTAATCTTATCCTTTAATGGACGTGAGATTAATTTATTAACGACTTCAATCTCTATGCCATACTCTTCACAGACCGTGGTTACTGCTTCAATATAATTTAGTAGACCTTCACTTTCTTTGACAAGGTTTTCTACCAGAGAGGTAAATTTTCCTTGGGTCATAAATTCCTTTTCTATATCGTTCATGAAACCTCCACCCTTAATCGAGAGACTCCACCCGATTCAATCAGTCCCGAGGGGAATGCGTTTGCTGCGATTGTCATGCGAGGTTTGTTTGTTGTGTTAGGTTGTGCATAATGTCTGATATGAGGAGGGAAACAAATATATTTTCCTGGCTCAGTCTCTTCTTCATGCATAATATGATACTTTGTATCAGTATAATCTCCGAAAGGGGAGATGTTACTATTACTATACCATGGATTTGGTAAAAGCCAAACTGTTT